CATCTCACGCCGTATCCGCTTCCCCGTTCCGGCTACCGGCGCCGCCGCGCTCCAGGCCCGGCAGGTCGCGCGCCCTGCGCTCAAGCTCATCCTCGGCGCCGGCGAACAGGCCGAACGCCTCAGCCGACGCATCGAGACGTGCCTGGCCGAACTCGTCGCCCTGGCCTACACCGTCACCACCGGCGATGACCTGCTGTGCTCCGTGTGGACCGACCGCGATCACGTCTTCCTCGCCGTCGAGCACGAGCAGGCCCTGCCCAGCGTCCCCAGCGACACGACGATGGGCCTCAGCGTCGTCAAGGCCATCGCCGACGACTACGGAACCCACCGCACCGACACCGGTCACCAGACCTGGGCCGCCATCGTTCGAGGCTGATGCGCAGGTGTTCCCACGGGGAACGCTCCCCCTTCACGCCGCCCACGCCGGCCGAGGAACGGGGTGGTACGGGTCCGACACGTCCCATCCCGCCCACGCAGGATCGATGATCTCTCCGGTCTCCACGTCGACCGCCCCGACCGGCACGAGCCGCAGCACCTGGTCCACTCGCCGGGTCCGCTGCTCGGCCCGCCACCTGCGGTAGTTCAGCCGCTCGCGCACGTGCCGCGCCCTGCGCCGGGCGCCCGCTCCGGCCGTGCCCCGGGCCTCCGCAGCCTCCTGCAACACCTCCTGGTCGGGCATCACACCGGCAGGGCCAGCCAGGGCCGAGACCAGGTAGAAGAGCCCTTCCACCTCTTGGACCAGGCCGTCTTCCACGAGGGCGCTCAGGCGCCGGCCGACCGTCGTGCGGTGCAGTCCCGTGGCCGCCTGGAGATCCTTCTTGCTCTTGCCCTCTTCCTCCTCCAGCAGCGTCAGCAGGCGGGCGCCGTTGGTGCCGTGGCCGTAGCGGTGGAAGGCGTCGTGACCGGCGAGACGGACCAGTGCTCGGGTGTCGGTGTGCACCGGTGACACACGGGGCCCTGCCCCCCCAGCACTACCTGCGGCTGGTGGGTGTGTCGCTCCTGCACCACCTGACTCACCCCGATCCGGGATGACCAGCCGCCACTTCGAACCCTGCTCGGACTTGGCGCCAGACTTCTCCAGCACCAGCCACCCGGCCTTCGTCAGCCGCCGGTTGCTCAGCACTGCCGTCCGCACGGCGCACCCCATCCGCTCAGCCTGCTGCCGCGCAGACAGCTCGTGGTCCAGGCCGCCGCCGCGCTCGCACAGCTCCAGGCGCACGCTGAGGTTCTTCAGGTCGGTCTCCCCGCCCTTCCGCGACAGCCACACCGCGCGCTCCACGGCCCGACGCACCCGCTCCACGGCCTCCCACGCGCTGTGGCGGCAGGTGATGGGCTCCTCCTGCCGGACCCACGTACGCGCCTTCGTGAGCATCCAGGCGAGCTTGCCCTCGGCGAACTCCGGGCCCTTGCGGCGCATGAGCCGGCGGGCCCACTCGCCGCCCGGAGTCGGGGAGTAGAGCAGCGCACGGTAGAAGTCCGCGGGCATCCACTCCCGGCCCGGCTGCGAGGCGCCGGCGGCCAGGGCCATCGTGAGCCGGTAGCCCTCCTCGGCCTCGTTGCGGCCCGGGTAGCGGCCGTCGACGTCGCCTTCGAGGAGCAGCCGGGCGCTGGCCGCGGACAGGCCCTTGGTGATGGACGCGGCGACGTGCGGCGCGATGCGGCGGAGATGCGGCTGCGATGCTCCGCCGATGCGATCCCGATTGAATTGTCGGCGAGTCGCCGGGATGGACTGGCCACGCGCGAGGACGTGCGGCATCATGACTCCGTGCTTCCGGGGCTCCCGAGGGCACAAAAAGGCCCTCAAGGGGGTCGGGTGAGTGAAAACCGCACATATGTGCGGAACCAACGGACCTCGTGCAAGGTCCGAGTAACGAAGCGGCCGGCAGCTCGACGCCACATCGAGTAGGCGGCCTGGAGGACTGGCTTGGACTGGAACCGTCGCCACAACGGAACCGGCGCCTGCGAGCCTCCGGCAGGGACTAGGTCATGACGACCTCCGCAGGGGGAGAGACGGACACGCGAATGCCACGATCGCCCAACTCGTAAGGCAGATCTCCGTCCAGGGGGACAGGGCACGACCAGCAACGACCACCGAACGCACACAGGCCCACCGGATGCCGGCGCACGACGCGCCGCCCGGTGGGCCTACTCGTTGCGTGTCCCCGCCCTCGGGCGGGTACATTGGTGGTCATAGAGACCAGTCCTCGTGTTAGGTCTCCGGGAACTGCCCCGCCGGGTACTCCGCTGCGAAGGTTTGGACGCCTTTGACTTGCAGCCGAGTGGCGGGGCTTTTCCCGTTGTGCGGTCTTTGTGGGCTACCGCCGCGCGCGTTCCGGCATGGAACTCGCATGATCGCAGACGGTAATCGTGGGGACAGACTAGACCTTCTCGTCCCCCGGGCGGGTCATCTTGACGGGCGCGCCGTGTCGGTGAGGGGTAGTCAAGTCGTCTCCCTTCGACGGCCGAACTTCCTGGCGTACCGCTCGGACGCCCCGTCGGCCTGGTACTCGGCCAGCTCCTGGTCCGGGTGGTACGTGACCGGCAGGTCGGTGTCGGTGTCCCAGACGGCCCAGTCCAGCGGCTCGTTCCGGTGCCGATGCCCGTCCTGCGGCCGATGCCGTGCCTCGTACCGCGGCCGGGGCGGCCGGTGGTCGCCGAGGGGGCCGGCCGCGGCGAACAGGCTGCTTATCCGCTGCTCGGTGTCGGGCGACGCGGGCAACGGCTCGGCTCGCATGGGGGAGGAGGGGGGAAGCGGCCACTCGTTGGTGTCGATCCCCACCTCCGCGAGTTCGGGCAGGGGCGTTCTGGTGCTGCGCGCCATCAGGTAGGTGCGCTGCTCCTCGCTGGTGCCGGTGCGCCGCTCGCCGAGAGCGACGTGCACCTCCACCAGCTCGTGCACAATCTCCTTCGCCGTGTCCAGGTCGCCGGCTCTTCGGGCCTCGACCAGTCGAAGGAGCGCGCGCTCGCGCCAGGCCGTGATGCCTTCCGCCTCCGTCATCCGTTCGTCCCGACTCGTATCGCTGGGCGGCGTGGGGACCGCCCGTGGGTTCGTCCGCAGATGAGGACTCGCGGACGCCTGTCTTGGTTGCAGCACCGACCGTGTTGATAACCGGCCCCAGGCCCCCTTGCGCTGCTGAGTCTTTTCAATGCGCGAGGGCGGGGCCGCGCTTGCGCGCGGGCGCCTAGGAAAAGCGGGCCTGGGGCCGGTTATCAAATGTCCACGGGTCCGTGCCGTCTGGGACTTCACGGTAGTGGAGCCCCTGCTGGGGGCCCTCACGGGGAGGGGCGCAGCCGGGCGGAGGGCAGCGGGTGGCGGGCGACCCGCATGAACAGGGTCTCGTCGCCCTTGCGGTTGATCGTGATCGAGCCGCGGCGGCGGCCGGCGCGGAGCACCCTCTCCGCTTCCTCGGCGGACAGGCCGAGTGCGCGCGCCAGTTCCTCGGCGCTCAGCCACCGTTGCCACGGCAGCCGGTTGATCCGGTGTGCCACGGGGGCGCCGTTCATGGCGTCCTCCTCCTCGCAGGGTTGCACCCAGGTTGCTCATCCCCGGGCATGACCACACACCCTAGTGCACACCACGTCCGGGCGGGAGCATGCGACGTGGATCACGGCATGTCGGTGTGGATTCGGGACAGACGAGACGCGAGCGAACGTCTTGTAACAGTTGCGTAACTGGACTACCCGGCGCACAGGGTTTGCTCAGCGGACGGCAAGGGATCTTCGTCCTGAATTGCCCATGTCCGAAGTGGGATGAACCGCGTGGTTCCTATCCAAGGGCACTTTTGCCACACAGGCACGGTTTTCGATCTGACGTGCGATTTCATAGTGGCGAATCGCTTCACGGCTGTCGGAAGATTGGCTTCCAGAGGCCGATCAAGACCGAAGCGAGGCGGTATGCCCAGGACGCCCAGCACGAGCGAGACCACGTCGTGCGACGGCGAGCCGGGGCCCTCCCTTGAAGCCGCCGCTTCCCGCGCGGCCGGAGACCCCGGCGACAAGGCAGCCCTCGCCGAGCTGTTCAACGGCATGTACGAGCCGGTCGTACGGTTCATGCACGCGCGCATCCAAGACCCGGTCACCGCCGAGGACTTGGCACAGGAAGTCTTCGTCAAGGTTGTACAGAACATTCACACGTACACCGGCGGGGGCATCTACGCCTGGATCTGGTCGATCGCACGCAACGTGTACTCCGACTACTTCAGGCCGATGCGCAACCGCGGCTTCGAGCAGCCCACCGGGGACTTCTGGCACCTCGACGCACCGAGCACCGAGATGGGCCCGGAGGAAGCCGCGGAGTGGAAGGAGCTCCGGAGGGCCATCAAGGGCAAGCTGGACAAACTGTCCGAGGCGCAACACATGGTGCTGGCCCTCCGCATCACCTGCGGGTACTCGACCGCGCAGACTGCGGAGATACTGGGGAAGCCTGTGGGTACGATTCGTGTGTTGCAGTACCGCGCGCTCGCCAAGCTCCGCGGATTGATGCCGGACCGTGACAGCAACCTGGCAATGTATCTGCTGTCTGCCTCCGACCCGGAGCAGCAGGGCGAGCACGCAACGCCAGTGAGGCTGAGGGAGAAGAACAATGTTGGGTCGCAGGGATAGCGCCGTCGCAGCGCAGCTTGACCGCTGCCTGTCCGGCGACGCCGAACCTGAAGGCCCCGAGATACCCGGCCTGATGATGGCCGCCGCCGCTCTCGCGGCGCACCGCCCCATCAGCGAGTCCGGCCGCCGGAACGCCTTCGACGCCATGATGCGCGAAGCCGACCGCCGCGCCCGCCCGACCGCTGGCACCCACGTAGACGACCTCACCGACCCGGGCATCCACGTCCGCGTCGCCCAGGCCGGCCCGCACCTCCGTCTCCGCATCGCGAACATCGAAGAGGTCAGCGATGAGGGCATGGAGGAGATCGCCGGCCGCATCGCCAACCGCCTCGGGCAGAACGCTCCGGACCGCAATCAGTGACCGGAGACACCCAGCAGCTCCGCATCCTCGAAGAGGACATGGGCGCGGACGCCATTACGTTCGAGAACTTTGACGAGGGCGTCACCTACCTGTTCGTGCGTCCCGGGCAGTCCTTCGAGAACGCCGTGAAGGCCGTGCTCAAGGCGTGCCCCGAGATGAAGATGCCGCAGGCGCAGGACCTCGTGCGCACGTACTGCCCGAACATCATCGAGATGAACGAGCGGCTCGGCGTCGACCAGGTCGTGCCGCGCTTCGAGGCCGCGCCGGACGCCGGCGTCGTCCCGCCCGTCCCGATGAAGGTGACCGGGCAGCACCGTCGGCCCCGGCCGCCGCGGTGGGCGAAGGTCGCCGCGGTGGCCGCGCCCGCTCTCGCCGGCGGCATGCTTCTTGCCCACTGGCTCAACCCCAGCCCGAAGGACACCTCCGCGGCGACGTCCGCGCCGGCGATCAGCCAGGACGACAAGGTGGCGGCCGGTACCTACCGCAACCCCACGTTCGAGAAGATCGCCGAGGGCGGCCAGATGAAGTGCGACCCGATGGGGGCGTACGAGGCCAAGTGCGTGGACGCGGACGGCAAGGTGATGTTCAGCGAGGCGTCCGTCGGGACGTCGACCGCCTTCACCTTCTCGTACGACATGGAGAAGATCGGGTTCCGGCTCTTCCCCGACGTGGACTCGGCCGCGGCCTGGGCCGCCGAGGACGCCAACAAGGATCTCTACCAGAACGTCAAGCAGTACGGCCGCGTCGTGCTGTGGGGCACCGACGGCGCCCGCCTCGGTGAGTGGGGGAGCATCCTCGAAGAGCAGGAGCGTCAGCAGCGGAACCAGGCGCGCGCGATGGGCGGCCAGACGCCCGCGATGGCCCCGATGAGCTACACCTCCGCCGCGCCCCTCCCGGACCGGCTCGCGTTCCTGGCCTTCGGCACGCTCGGGGTCACCGAGGAAACGATCCACCAAGCCGTCCATCAGGATGACGCGCAGTCCGTGCAGCTCCTGCGCGCCGTGGACCTCGTCCTCGGCAACGCCGACTCCGGCCAGCTCGGCATCATCCCGTCCGGGCCGACGGACGCGGTGGCCATCGTCGCGGACGCCACCGCACCGCCCGCGGAAGACGCCACGGATACGCACGGCGAGACCAACCCGGTGCCCGTGGGCCCGACGCCCGAGCCCCCCGTCACCCCGGACTCGGGGGCGAAGGGCGAGCCGTCCACCTCGACGCCGGGCGGGTCGTCTTCGGGCGGTACCGAGACGGCGCCGCCTCCCGAGACGAAGCCCGTGGTGGAGCCCACCGCACCCGAGGAGCCGTCGGAGCCCCCGGTGCCCGCTCCGAAGCCGGAGCCGGAGCCCACCCCCGAGCCGAAGCCGGAGCCCGAGCCGGAGTCGCCGGAGACCGACTCGCGGCCCGGTGCCGTCACGCCCGCGCCGGAGCCCGAGCCCACCGAACCCCAGCCGGCTCCTGCCCCCGAGCAGCCCGTGACCGAGGTGCCGCCTGCGCCGGTCACGGAGGTTCCGGTGCCGGAAACGCCTCCGGCCCCTCCCGTGACGGAGGAGCCGGAAGACGACGGGCTGTCCTTGGAGGTGCTGCCCACTCAGTGGGCTGCGGCCTAGAACGGCGGCTGCGGCTGGCCGCTGGCCCACGGGTCAGCGGCTTGCGCACCGGCTGCGGGAGCCGAAGACGACCGCTGGGCTGACACCTTGGTCACCTTGGCCGTTGCCCGGGACAACGCCGGACCGACCTCCTCCACGTCCAGCTCGTAGACCGTGCGCTTCACCCCCTCCCGGTCCTCGTAGGAGCGCTGCTTGAGCCGCCCCTGCGCGATGACCCGGGTGCCGCGGGTCAGCGATTCGGCGACGTTCTCCGCGGCCTGCCGCCACACCTGGCAGGAGAGGAACAGGCTGTCCCCGTCCTTCCACTCGTTGGTCTGCCGGTCGAACGTCCGCGGGGTGGACGCGATGCGGAACTTCGCGACGGGGGCGCCGGAGGGGGTGAAGCGCAGCTCGGGGTCGTCCACGAGGTTGCCGACGACGGTGATGACGGTTTCGCCTGCCACGGAGGGGGCCTTTCAACGCAGAGGGGGAGGCCGGCCCGCGGGAGTGCGGGCCGACCGGGGCGGTCAGGAGAAGAGCAACTTCCAGGTGAGCGGACCGGGCAGGCCGTCCGCGTCGCCGCGCAGCTCCTTGCGGGAGAGCTGGAAGTCGCGGACGTTCTGACGGTCGGCGTCGCCCCAGTCCTCGGAGGGGCCGACGCGGTAGTGCTTGCCGAAGCCCTTCGCGACCAGGCGCTCGCCGAGCTGCTTGATGTACTTGTTCTTCTTGCCGGGGCCGAACTTGTCGCGGCCGGGGAACGCCGGCGGCGTCGGCTTCGGCTTGGGCTTGGTGGTCGAGCCGCCGCCGGTGGACGGCGGCTTGGTGCCGGCGACGAGCGCCTTGGCCTTGGCCAGGATCTTGGCGAACGGGATGTTCCCGGGGTCGCCGTGGACGTTCTCCGGGGCGTGGAGGTGGCCGCAGATGCCCTTGAAAGCGTTCCACTCGGAGAAGGTCATGCGCGCGCTGGTGGCGCCGTACGAGGACGGGTAGGCGGGCCACTCCGACGGGCCGCTCAGCGGGATGCCCATGTTCTTGTGCATCCAGGCGATGAGGTCGGCGAGCGCGTCGTAGGCCCACTCCGGGGCGTCGGGCCAGTAGATGTAGTCGACGCCCGCCTTGAGCTTGCCCCAGGTCTTCTTGTGCGAGGGGTCGCAGGTGCCGATCAGTTCGAGCTGGATGACGTTGAGGGTGTTGGTCTCGACGCCACCGGCCTTGTTGACCAGGGCGCGCGCCGACCGGTTCAGCGCGAAGTGCTGGTAGACGTCGAAGCCCTTCTTCGTGAAGTTGGGCTTCGCGGTGAGGTTCGGGGCCTCGGCGCCGTTGCTGTAGGAGACGATGCCGGTCCCCTCGGTGGTGTGCAGGGCGAGGACGTTGGGGTCCATCAGGTCGCCCTCGTACGTGTCGCCGTACCAGTGCGTGCCGCGGATCGCGCCCGGGTAGAGGGTGGTGGCCATGTGTGCTTCCTCCGGAGCTGGTGAGCAGGGGGGAAGCACCGTGCGGGGCGGGGGGCGTTAGCGTCCCGGGCTCACTCGGTGCCCGGCACGTCTTGGTCCTGGTCGTCGTCCGGGTACTGAAGCGCGTGCAGCGTCTCGGCGAGCCGCGTGGCGAGGTCGGCCGACGGGCCGGTGTTCTCGACGGCGACCGGGCCCCCGGCCGCGCCGGTCAGCTCGACCTCCAGATGGTCTTCCTTGCCGTACTGCTTGCGGTGCTGCCGCTCCAGGTACCAGGCCGCTGCGCGCCAGTCCGGCGGCGTCGTGATCGTCTCCTCCAGCACCTTGCCCGAGTGCGGGTCGAACTTCCTGTGGGTGGTGACGATGCCGCCGCGGCTGGCGCGCCGGATGTCGAGGGCGGCCGAGAGCGCGGCGGACGCGCGGGCCCGCTCGACCTTCTCGAAGAACTCCACGAAGTGGTCGAGGTCGGGGTCGGGGTCGTTGCCGGCCGCGCGGTCGACGGCCTCGGTGCGGCCGTAGGCCATCCAGCGCAGGAAGGTGGCGCGGCTGATGCCCGCGTTGACGGCCGCCAGGTCCACGGCGAGGCCGGCGCGGGACGCCTCGACCAGGCGCGTCTCGACCTCCGGCGTCAGGAGCCGGGTACGCGCCGCGGCTTGGGAGCGGCGGACTTTGCGGTTGGGCATGGCGGGGACCGTAGATCGACTGCCGGGCTACCGTCCCGGGCTGAACAGGTGGCCGCAGGCCGGGCAGCAGACGGAGCCGGAGCGCTCGTTGTCGCCGCTGTCGCCGTATCCGTCGTCGGCGAAGTCCTCGCCGAGCATGTCCCGCTCCGGCGCTTCGGTGCCGTTTGGTCCCTGCGGCAGGCCCTCGGGGTCGACCTCCCGCAGCAGTTGCTCCATCTCGTCGTCGGAGATGCACAGGGAGTCGAACAAGTCGGCGTCGGAGGTCGCCAGGTCTTCCAGGATCGCGGCGAGGGCGCGGGAGTCCCACCCGCCGGCCATCGGCAGCCGGTTGAGGAGGATGAGCACGGCGTGGGCCTGGCGGTCGCTGGCGGAGGCCCAGCCGCGGGTGACGGGGACCAGCCATCCGCCGTCGTCGTCCAGGAGCAGGCCGTCGGGGATGGGCTCGCCGCGGACCTGCATCTCTATCAGCGCTTCGCGGCGGCCGTGGCCTGCGATCACCAGGCTGGTGCGCTCGTCCACGACGGGGGTGTCGATGAACCCGTGGTCCTTGATCGAGGCGATGATCCGCTCGATCTCGTGCTTCTTGGGGTTCGCCGGGTCCGGGGGGAGGTCGGTGAGCGGGATGTAGCTGATGTAGCGGGGGGCGGCGAGTCCTGTCACGGCTGCTCCTGTCGCGCAGCTCGGGCCGGGGTGAGGAGCGGCCGTTGGTCAGCGAGCCCGCGGACTTCAACCGCGGCGCCCCGGCTCGCTACCGGGACATGCCGTCATGGCCGGACCGTCGGGCCGCTCCTCGGCCGGCGCCGCCCCACGTGTCCGGACGGGGCTGCGCCGGTGCCCGCGTGGCGAGTTCGGCGGGTGCGCGTTCCACCGGTCGCCTCTCGGGCCGGGCGGAAGGAACTCATCCCGTCGCGGTTTCTGTCCTGGCCCGTGATCCGGACATGGTGTACAGTCCCCGTTTGTGGCCGCACGAGCGAGCAGCCACACCCGGTCTGGTGTAACGAATTCCGGCCTCACTCCGTCCATAGGGCGGAAGGCCACCAGCGCCAGACCTTCAACGCTCCAAAGCCGGGTCACCGGCAAACCAGAGAGGTACGTACGCGATGCCCGAGACGGACAACGCACCGACGGTCGGTCAGAGCGACCTGGCGCTGAGGGCTGCGGTGGCCTACCGCGTGAAGAAGCGTGTCGCCGAGATCTGCGACCCGGTCATCGAGGAGAACGCCGAGCACATCCGGAACACGAAGGGCACCCGCAGCCTGTCGGCCGAGATGCCCCTTCCCGAGGGCGGCACCCAGCCGCTCGGCACCTTCACCCGGACGATGGCGAAGGCCAAGTTCCGCGTCGAGGACCCGAAGAAGGTGCTCGACTACGCCGACGAGCTGGGCGAGACCGAGTACGTCATCCGCCCCTCCTTCGAGAAGGCGCTCCTGAGCCGACTGGTCTGGAAGGACTCGAAGGTGGTCGACACGGCCACCGGCGAGATCGTGGAGGGCATCAGCTACGACCCGGGCGGCCTGACCGACACCGTCAGCCCGAAGTGGAACGACACCGGCATGGAGGCCCTGGACGCCCTGCTCGGCTTCGTGGACGTGGCGCTGGAGAACCTGCCCCACCTGACGGCGGACGACTTCGCCCTTCCGGTGCTGGAGGCAGGCGAATGATCCCCGCGTTCATGACCGAGTCGCCGTGCTCGCGCATCGACCCCGAAGCGATGTTCCCGGCCCCGTCGGACACGGCGGCCATCACCTTCGCCAAGGAACAGGTCTGCGGCACCTGCCACTTCCGGGCCCAGTGCCTGGAGTGGGCCATCAGCCCGTTCAGCCGCTCCGAGTACGGCATCTTCGGCGGCCACACCGAGGAAGAGCGCCGCGACCTGGTCAAGGCCCGGAAGCTCGCCAAGCCCGTGCGCTTGAACTACGGGCCGCTGCCGCCCAAGCACCAGCGCCTCTCGGCCGCCGCCTGATCGCCCGCACGCCCTGCCCGCCCCGCACCCCGCGCGGGGGCGGGCACCTCCCGCAAGGAACCACCGTGATCCCCAGCGACACCCGCTTGGCGCTGATCGACCAGGCCACCGACAAGGCCGACGAGTCACCTGACGAACTCAGCCCGGAGACCCTGACCGCGTTCGTGCGGCACCTGCGGCGCAACGACCTCGACGTGCGCGAGTGGCACCGCTGCGACGACTTCGCCGCGTCGGCCGGCATGACCCACCACCAGGCCCGCAGGGCGGTCGGACAGCTCGTCCGCGCCGGCCTGCTGGACCGGGACGTCGTGCCGCGCCGCGTCCGCCGTCAGGACGGCCGGTACACCGTCTACCGCCTGTCGCCCACCGCCATGGAAGGGACAGGCCAGTGAGCAGCCACGAGATGGACGAGCTGGACGAGCAGTTCGAGGTCGTCATCGGCCGCAAGGCGCCCTTCTCCATGATCCCGGACTGGGTGACCCTGTACCCGGGGAGCAAGTCCTCCCCGATGTACGCGGGGAAGATCCTGTCCCCGACCGCGAAGGCCGTCTACAACGTGCTGGCGATGCACGTGAACGTCTCGCGCGGAGACAGCGCGTGCTGGCCCTCCCGCAAGACCATCGCGCAGATCCTCGGCTTCTCCCGCGAGCAGTCCGTCGACCAGTACCTCGACCAGCTCGATGAGGTCGACGCCATCGACCGCGAGCCGATCACCCGCGCCAACGGCGCGAAGGGCGTGCGCTACATCGTCCACCAGACGCCGCCCAGCGACTTCGAGGGCGAGCAGAGCGTGGGCGAGCACTACAAGCACCGCCGTGCCATCGAGGCGGCGAAGCTGACCCGCTCCCCGGGCCGCCCCCGAAAGGCGGAGGCGACCGAGGCCGAGCAGCCCCCGCTCGCCGTGACCGAGGTCGAGGCGGAGCCGCAGGAGAGCCCCGCTGACGCGCTCGTGCGCACGACCGTTGACGAGTGGTGGGCACAGGCGGAGGAGCGGGTCGTCCTCGGCGAGATGGACCCGCTCGGCACCGACCGCCAGAAGGAGCGGGCGCGCGGCAACCTGGTGGCACGCGTCCGGGACGCGGTCGCCACCGGCCACGACCCGGAGCTGATCAAGCTGGCGCTGCGCGAACTCGGCGAGTGGGGCCCCGCGAAGGCCAAGTTCGAACGAGCGCTCAAGACGTACAAGGACAAGACGCCCGAGGACATCGAACTCGACAAGCAGGCGCAGAGCGGTGCCAAGAAGTGGTGGGCCGAGGCCGAGACGCGGGTCGCCGACAAGAAGATGGGCCCGCTCCTCGCCGACACCAAGAGGCAAGAGACCGGCTACTACCTCAACCTCCGCACCCGCATCCGGGAGGCCCTGAAGGCGGGATACGACCGCTGGATCATCTGGGACGCCCTGGTGGAGCTGGGCGAGTGGTCGCCCGCGAAGAGGGAGTTCGACCGCACCCTGCGCCGGCTGTCCGGCGTGCGGCAGCCCCGAGGGACCCGCGGAGGCCGGGCGCCGCTGTTCACCAACGACCAGTGGAAGCAGAAAGATCCGCCACCGCAGAGCGGAGCCCCCGACGTTCCGACCGCACCCGACCTGAGCGTGTTCGGTGTCCAGTCCGATGACGCCGCCTGACGAGAGGAGGACCGACGACATGTCCCTCACCATGACCGCCCCAGCGATCCCGGAGGCCCGGCAGGTGGTGCGCGCGGACGGCCCCATAGCCGCAGTCGCGAGCATCCTGCGGCGCCGCGGGATGGACCCCGGCAAGGCGGCTCTGACCGAGGACCGCCCGGACAGCACGGACGAGTACCAGCGGGAGGTGTACCGGCAGGCGTGGGTGAACTCGCTGCGCCTGTCCGGGCACGACGACTACGCCCGCTTCACCCTCGCCAAGCTGCACGCGGATCAGTTCCCCGACCACGTGCGCACCTACGTGGACAAGTGCGTGGAGGCGCGGGCCCGCAACCGCGAGCAGGACAAACTCCCGGAGGACGAACGGGAGATCGTCCGGCCGACGATCCAGCACCTGATCCTGCACGGCTCGACCGGCACCAGGAAGACGGCCACCGCCGCGGCGGCCGGCGCGTACGCCGTGGAGCGCGGCCTGATGACCCGCTTCGTCTCGCACTCGAAGTATCTGGGCTGGCTTCGGCCGGACAGCGCGCCTGCCGGGCTCACGCGGACGCAGATCCTGGAGCGCTACGAGCGGTGCGACGTGCTGATCCTGGACGACCTGTGCGAGGAGATGGACGAGTACGCCACCAACCACGTCCGGACGCTCACCAACAACCTGATCACGGCACGCGCCAACAAGGGGCGCGGGACGATCTTCACGACGAACCTGAACTTCGACCAGGTCGAGGTCGTTCTCGGCGAGCGCCTGGCGTCCCGGATCGGCGGCCGGGCGCTGCCGCTCAAGCTCGTCGGCGACGACGCCCGAAAGCCGCAAAGGTGGTGAATGGCACGGATTCCACTGGTGCGTCGAAAGGGTCACGCTCACCAAGCGGAAGGTGATCTAGTCTGTCCGGGACCGGTGCGCTCACGAGCGAGAGCGCAGCGCCAACGCTCCTGGAGGACAGCTTCGTGGCCCGACCCCTATCGACGGCGCGCTTCGCGACCATGTCCGAGGCGGAGATCCGAGCAGCCGAACGCACACTGATTGCAGGGACCTGGGCGATCACGGCCGGGGCCCTGCTCTTCAGCGTGCTCACCGTCACCCCGCTCGTCCGGTCGGTCAGTCCTGCGGGCTGGGAGTGGACGGCGCCCATCCTCCCGCTCGTCGTGGACGCCGCGGTGATCATCGTGGTGAAGCTCGACTCCGTCATCTCCCGGCTCGGCGGCGACGGCGGCGCGTGGCCGGTGTTCCTGCGGTGGATGACCGGCCTGATGACGCTCGCCCTCAACATCGGCGACAGCGCCCTGCACCACGACTGGGTGGGCATGGCCGTCCACTCGGTGGCCCCGCTCCTGCTGATCGTCACCGCGGAAGCCGGCCTGTCGTACCGGCGCGCCATCAGCGCGGCCCTGGCGCGCATCGCTCGCGAGGAGGCGGAGGCGGCCGAGCTGGAGCGCGCGGAGCGCGAGGCGCAGGCGCAGGCCGACCGCGATGAGCGGGAGCGGGCGCGGGCCGCCGAGGAGCAGGCCGAGCGGGACGCCCGCGAGCACGCCGCCAAGCTGGAGCGGGAGCGAGCGGAGCGTGAGGAGGCCCGGCTTGCCGCCGAGCGCGAGCACGCCCTGGCCGTGGAGAAGGAGCGCTCCGCCCGTGAGCGGGCCGAGCGGGAGGCCACGCTGGAGCAGGAGAAGGCGGCCCGCGAGTTCACCGCGCGCATGGAGCGGGAGCGTGCCGAGCGGGAAGCCGCCGAGCGCCGCCGCCAGGAGGAGCGTGCCGACCGGGAGCGGCGCGAGACGGCGGCCCGCGAGGAGGAGGCGCGCCGGCGGGCGGACCGGGAGCGGCAGTTGGCGAAGGTGGCCACCACCGCGGCGGTTCCTGCCCCCGGGCGGCGCGCCGCCCCGGCGAAGGCTACTGGGGGGACGGATCGCGTCGTGACGGCCGTGGTGATGGACAACGAGTTCGCCGGCATGACGAAGGACAAGGCGGAGGAGGCCCTGTTCGAGCTGTACCGCGCGGCGCGGGACGCGAGCGCGTACGACGACTGGGAGCAGGACCCGCTCGCGCGGCCGGGCGGGGAGTTCTGCGGCAGCAACCTGGGCCGGCGGCTGGGCCGCTCGGACACCTCGGGCCGTACCAAGGTGAAGCCGAAGTTCGAGCGCTGGTACCAGGAGCACAAGGAGAAGGCTGCGGCCGAGGGCGGCGTGCTGGTCGGCGTGGGCTGAGCGAGCGAGCAGCAACTGCGGCGGGTGTCCCGGGGAACGGGGCGCCCGCCGCAGTCGTGTCTGGGCCCGGCGCAACCCGTAGACCACATGGTAAACTGTACACAGTGTCCGGAAGGGATCTAAGCCCTTCCGACGGCACACCATGCCCCGGTACGAGCAAGCCGCGGGCGCCAACGCTCCGAAGTCAGCCCAGGAGGACGGTCACCCATGGCCGACACGACCACAGTGGCCGAGCAAGCCACGCAAGAACCCCTCACCGTCGATGAAGCCATGATCGCCGTCATGCAGGAGATCGGCCCCGTCGGCAAGAACGGCCGGAACGAGAAGCAGAACTACCAGTTCCAGGCGTACGACGACATCGTGGCCGCCGCCCAGGGCCCCATGGCGAAGTACGGCCTGCGCATGCTGCCCGAGGTCATCGACCAGAAGCACTTCGTGCGCGGCGAGCGTACGAACGTGGCCATCCTGACCGTGCGGTACCGCATCCGTGGACCGCGCGGGGACGAGATCGACACCCCCATCGTGGTCGTCGGCGAGGGCGCGGACGTGGCGGACAAGGCCAGCAACAAGGCCATGACCGCAGCGAAGAAGTACGCCTTCAAGCAGGCATTCGAGATCAGCGACGACACCGACGACGGCGACTTCAAGCACCCGGTGGCCGCCGGTAGCCCCATCGACTGGTACGTCGCGCAGCTCGACCGCCCCAACGTCTGGCAGAACCCGAACGCCCTGGCCAGTCTGCTGGAGCGGGCAACTGGGGCGGGCCACGACGGTCTGCACATGCCGAACCGCCCCGGGACTACCCTCCGCTCGGTGATCGAAGCACGGGGCCGGAAGCTGGTGGCCGAGCAGCAGGAGCGGCAGCGCCGACAGGCCGAGGAGGCGGAGGCGATGCGCGCCCAGATGTCCGCGGAGTACCCGGAGCCGTCCGAGTCGTACGACGCGTGGGACCAGGCCGTACCGGCACAGCAGGCCCCCCAGCGCCCCGCCGCTCCCGCAC